GGAAGTGGCGATCACGTCCTGGTCCCTGGGTATTACTACCCGGCCGGCCATGATCTCCCCGGCCCCGGTCATGATGTCCAGGGGTGCCGTCAGGTCGCCTTCCAGGGCGTCAATGCCCGCCGGCGTGGCCTCGCTGTGCTCGTGCTTGAGCGCCGCCATCCTCACTTGAGCGCAGGCCTTATCCATCACCCTGCGCAACTCCACGTAGCGGAAGTCGCTGACCTCCGGGGCCATCATGCGGCCGTTGGTCACATAGAACCCGGCCAGGCCAATATACTGCCTGAAAGTCACATACCGCGCTTCATCAAGGGCCAGAATGTGGGCGTCATTCAGGCCCTCCGGCAGCAATTTTACTATGCCTGGAACAGCGCCCAGGGCTACCTCGCCGGGGCTCTTTTGTATCTTGCAGGAACTAACCCAGCCGGCGTAGATGCCAGCCAGATTCCGCTCCACCTGCCTGCCGGTCAGGAGGTCAATCACTTCGCCCCTGGCTGCGCAAACCGAAACCCTGGTGGAAGCGAAGTTCTGGGCTTCGGTGACCCGCGCATTTACCCAGGCGTCTACTGTGTCGGCAGTTGCCGGTCCGGCAGCCTCGGCCAGGAAATGAATATAGCGGAACCTGCTCTCCGCCATACTGGCCAGGCTGGAGAGAGCCGTCCACATGGCCGCGTCCGATTCGCCCACCACGTGGATAAACTCAAACTCGTAGGCCGAATCCAGCAGGGCCTGGACCGCCGCCTGGACACTGGAAACGCTGGCCTCGGGCGCTGTGGTATTGAACTGGTACAGATCGCCGGCCTTGAAGCTGTTTTCCGGGTTCACCCCGTCCTCGGTGAAGTTCAACGTGATCCCCGTGTCCGGGATGGCGTATGACGCCTGCACTGTCAGTTTCCCGCTCCAGGTATCGCCACCATCCAGGCTGTAACGGAATGAGGCCGCATTTAACCCGCCGGGGTCGGCGATCTTTACCTGCACATGGTAGGCGTCCAGCGGGCTACCGGTGACGGTCATATCTCCGGTTCCTGTCTTGGCGGAAGCAATCTCCCCGATTGTGCCCGGTATGTCCCCATTGGCCCGCACTGCATAGACCACCTTGCTGCCCGCCTGGAAGCTGTCACCCAGGGCGTTGGCCAGCGGTCCGGTACCGAACAGGTCCTTGATTTTGCTCGGGTCAGAAATGCCCACAATCTGGTTAACCGTACCTGCGGAACATACGCCGACCTTGGCATGCACTCCGGCCGCCCCTGGGCTCACCAGCCCCAAGCCGCCATCCAGAATGGATATACTTACATCTGGCAGGGTAGCCATCAATCAATCACCCCTTCTTTACCAGCGGCCCGGCCAAAAAGTCCTTCAGGGCCTTCTGGTACTCTTCTTCGGTTACTACCTTGCCGGCGGCCCAGTTCTGCCGGACCTTCAGGCCTTCAAAGGCCCAGGCCGGCGTCCCGCTTGCGGCCGCCAATTCTTCAATCGTTTTTCCCTCAACAGGAGGGCGAACTGTTTCATCTATGCTTTTGTCCTTATCCCTGGCCATTGCTAAACCTCCTCTGTCACTTCATTTTCCAGCACCATGGTGCCCGGCACATTGAAAAGGGGTAGCTCCTCGTCCCGGTACACTCCACCCTCAAAGAACACTATCGCCTCCGCTCCCGCCTGGTTGCGCAGGAGGCTCCCGTCATCCTCACGGCTGGCCGTCTCAGCGTTAATAAGAACGGCGTTTCCGCTGACGTCCAGAAACCTGCGATCCAGGCTGGCCAGGAATGTCGTCAGTACTCCCTCGGCTTCCGCCTCGGTCCGGTGGACGATGGCCACCCGGAGCTGCAGGTGCCTCTTATGCGTCCGCCACCGCACCCGGCGCACTCCATTTACCAAGTCGTCTTCCATGGCCACCCGTTGGGGGCTGTATTCCAGGCGCTCCTGCCGGGAAAGCAGGTCCATGCTGGCCGACACCAGTGCGTAGGGGAGAGCGTGATGTTTCTGGCTGTCTTCAGCGGTCTGATAAATTGCGTTAATCCCGGCCGCCTGCAGTTTATGGGCCAGGTATTGTTTGCATTGGGCAATCATTCAATCGCCCTCCTAATGGCCTCTGCCACAATTTCCCTGATCTCAGCCTGGTCCTCATTATTAAGCCCCAGCACCGGCCTGGCCGGTATCTTGACTTGCTTCTTCACCGCCCACTGGTCGCCAATCCGAAAGCGCAGCGCCCTGGCCTTGCGGGGTTTGATAACGCGCCCCTCCTGGTGGACCCTGGCGTAAGGCCAGTTAGTACCAACGTCCACCCGGTCAGGTCTTTCGCGGTAGTCAAAGCTGTTTTGAAAGTGTCGGGTATCCACCAGAGTCTGGCCGCCCTCCGCCTTGGCCCGGTAGGACGCAGGCCACTTCTTGCCGTCCGGCCCCTCGCCCTTTTTGAAGCGGTCGTGGACCGTGCCCAGGATATACTCGCCTATCTCCCGGTGGATAGCGGTGAAGTTGATCATGGCCAAGCGTTCCAGCCGGCGTTCCACCGCCAGAAAGTCGCCCTGGATTTGAAGGCCCTCCCGCGCCATCTTACCAACCCCTCATGGTGTCCCGGCTGAATATTCGGCCGCCGGACTGAATTGTCGCGCCGCCTTCCGTCGGCGGCTGGCTCACACCGATGCTTACCAAACCCTTAGCCAACTGCTCCAGGAAGGTCAGGGCAGCCTTGTACCGGTCCACCACCGACTTGTCGGCGCTCTCCTCGTCGTAGCCCCGCCGGGAAAACAGGTTATACAGGGCGATGTCCACGGCAATCTTCCTGATCACCCCCGGCACCGGGTTCAAAGGCGTCGGGTACCGGGCTGCAGCGTAAGAGTTGATCAGGTCGGTGGCATCTTCGATAGCCCGGCCCACCCGTTCTGTATTTATAGTCCCCAGGCCTTCGTCGTCGGTCAGTTCGACCAGGACGGGCTCTGCTACTTGCTTTTTCAGGTCATCCAGGGTGCAGTACATCATTCAGCAGCCCCCGCAGCAGCCTCGTCATCCACCATCACCGGCTCCTTGCAAATCAGCGCGATCAACTGTTTCTTGGTGACCTTCTCCGGGACTTCCAGCTCCATATCGACAGCCAGCTTTTTTAATTGGGCCACGGTCATTTCCTGCAGGCCCACAGGGTCCAGGTATCCCACCGTCCTGGCATCCACCCGGTCGGGCTCCACTTCCACCGTCAGGAGCGGGTCAGCCTGTAGCACCGCCAGTTCCTCGGCGCTAAATCTGTCGTCCGGGTATTCGGTAGGGCGGGCGGGGTGAAGGACCCCGCACCGCCGGTACCCATCAACCTTGCTCGTTATCCGAATCATCCGCCGTCACCCCTTACGCCGCAGTGCCGGTGGAACCGTAGGCCAGTTGCCACAAGCCATAGCCGGCATTGTCGCGGCTATCCACGCCGTAGAGGAATTCCTTCTTCATGAAGACGTTCTCGTCATCGGGCTGGTCCTTGGCCACAAACTGCGGCGCTCTGCGCCTTTGGAAGATGAGGGGCTTAATCGGTTTGCTCACATCCAGCAGGAACCACATATTGTCATTGCCCGCCAGTTCGGGAGCCACCAGCAGCTCGGCGGTGCCCCGCCAGGGGTTTGTCGCGCCGGTGGCATCTGTTTCAGCCATCAGGATTTTCCGGGCCGTTTCTTCGTTGGCCGGGGCCACTACCAGCAGGTTGGGGACGATTTTCAGCGGCCGGCCGTGCTCGTCCTTAAAACTCATCATGGCTGCCCTGGCAGCCGCGTAAGACGCGGCGGAGAGCTTCGCCGTGCTGACATTGGACTGCGGAGGCTGGTTGCCGTCCACGTGTTCAGCCGCGAAAAACGGCTGTCCGTCATAGCACTTCTGGGTGAAGCCGTTGACCAGAAGCTCAAACACCAGCTCGTCAGGGTGCAGGGCCGCCGACTGGGCCAGGGCTTGGATCAGGGGAGTGTAAATGCCGATGGCGTCGTCCTCGATGTCGTTCCGGTCCACCGCCACGGTCGCTTCCCAATCGCGGTTTTTGATGGTGTACCCATGGGCGGCCAGGTTTTGGATCACCCGGTCGCCGATCCACTCCCGCATGCGCGGGACCTTACCCAGCCACTTGTATTCCTCCTCGCGGGTGGAGGAAGGAACCTCGGTGGCAATGCGCGGGTAAACTGGCTGGGTATTCTCGAACGCCTTATTGAAAATGGTCTTAAAGCTCCGGTAAATGCTCTGCAGGGTCGCCTGGTTAACAATCATCCTTTATCCCTCCTAAGATGCCATGATGCCGGCGGCCTTCAGCTTCGCCAGCAGGGCATTGAAGTCCGCCACAATCCCGGCCACGTCGGCGGCAGTGCTGTTGGCCTGCGCCTGGGCCGTCCTCCGGTTGGCCTCCGCAATGTCAATCCAGACCTTGGTTGCCGATTCCACCTCGGTAATGATGCCGCACCCCACGGCATTGGTGGTGGATAGGGCCACCGTCTGGTCGTCGCTCACGAAGACCGGCTTGCCCACGTCCGCTGCGGTCATGCCGCTGGCCTCGAAGTCGAAGACTCCCTCTTTCCAGACCAGCACCGTCTGGGCACCGTTGGCCCCGCCGGTATTGTCCACGTATTGGCGGGAAACCCCCACGAACTTCAGCCCGGCTATATCCGCAGCCGGCACCGCGTAGCCGCTGGCGTTCAGGCAGACCATGGCCCCGGCGTAGATCTTCACGCCGGCCGCCACGGGATAGGCCGCCTGGCCGCCCGCCTTCCTGGTCGTATTCCGGTCCTGGGTTAACGCTGCCATCCGTTACACCTCCATGCCGCCGTATTTCTTAAAGTCCTCATCAGAAACGCCCAGCATCTTGTTGACTAGAGCCTGCACGTCGTCCACCGCTGTGGCAGGCTTGCCGGGACCGCCGCCGGGGGCCGGCTTGAGCGGCACCACTTGCGGGGCCTGCTCCAGGAACGCCTTGAACCCTTCCTGGTCCTTCAGGGCGTACTGCTCGGCCCACTCTTTCTGCGCCGGGGTGATCTTGCCCTCCGCCAGCGCCCTGGCCACCGCTTCGGTACCCCTGGCAAATGGTTCCATCTCAAATACTCCC